TCTTCCATATGATTTTGCGGCAGGTTCTGCAGCTGTACCAATCTTCCTGCGAAGCGTCCGGTACGGTTCGCCCCATAGAACTGGAACATCCCTCTGCATCTGTCATCACGGCAGGCCGCATTCACCATTGCCTGATACTTTTTCACAGATGATTTGGCAAGCTGGAGCCTGAGAGACAATGCATCCGACACATCGCCTTCCGTTTCATCAATAAGAGCTGCCACTGTCTTTTTGCCAAGAGATTCTGTTTCGCATCCGTTGTCCGACAGCCAGTCTTTCATCTGCGACACGCTGTTCGGATTCTCCAGATTCATTATGTCTTTCATTGCTTCTGTCAATTTTTTACGGGAATACGCGTCAATGCGGATTGCCTGTTTTGCAAAAGGCATATCCACTCGGATACCCCGGTCGTTGATTTCCTGGTCGAGATGATATTCGTCCCATACATCCTCCGGCACCGGAAATTTAGTCAACTTCTCTATGATCTCCATTTCCGTTTCCACATCACGTATATTGTAGGTTTTAAACCTGTCCCACTTTTCAAGGTCATGCTCCGGTAAATTCCGGGTACGGCCGCCGTTTGTTTTGGTCGGACTGCAAGGAACGGAAAAATATTTAATCAGGTCTTTTCCCTCCGTCAGTTTCTGCTTTTCCAGGCCCAACACAGCTCCAACTCCTTCAAGAGAAAGCGGAAGCCCCATATACGCGGACCATACCATTGAGCATCTCCATGCCTTCGGATTTAAGAATCTCGCGCATTCTTGGGAAAGCGGATGTTGATCATAAAATGGGTCAAGACGGATGCCTTTATCGGATAGATATCTGGATAAACAGACCCTCTCAAACTGCGCGTTATGCGCCCATTTTGTTACGGTGGGATCGGTCAGCGCATTCAGCACATTCGATGGGATTTTCTCTCCGCAGGCAAGGTCTACCGTTTTCACCAGGGAATCGTCTACGCTGTATCCAAAAAGTAGGATTTCAAAATCAGGGCTTTCCGCATACTTATATACACCGCATTTTTTCAAACTGACAGAGGAATATGTTTCAATATCGATATGCAGTTCTTTCATAACTCCTCCTTGAAAATCAGGCGGCGGAGAAAGTCCCCCACCGCCCGGCATGTGTTATTCTGCTTTTCTATCCTTGTTTTTACGTTTATGATTCCTGACTTTGACTTTTTGATAAAGGTCCTTTACAGTAAACCACCATCCCAGAAGAACAATTCCTGCCGCAACTCCAAAGCAGATACTAAGCATAAAATTTTGATAACCAGTCATAGTCTGCCTCCTTAAGCCAGGAAATCGTCATCGTCAAGCGTTGCAAAGTCATCCGCAGCATTCGCTCTTCCGCCGAGCGGTTCTCCGTCCTTTACTTTCTGAATGTTTCCGAGTCCGCATGCGATTCCCTTATTGCCGTAGGACCTTTAGGGAAAAAATTAAATGGATCCCCGGCCATCCCAGCCACTGTACACTTCACTTCTGTCAAGAATTGGCTTTACGCTTCTGTCCACGATCTGCGGAGCGGTGTTGGAATTGGCATTGATGAAGTAATGTCCCTTATAGGCTTCATCATCACGCTCCAAATCCCCATCGCGAAGAGGAAGTTTGATTGCCGCCTTATTCGGTTTTTTTCCTCCGAACTTCGTGACGCCTTCTTCAATCGCAACGTCAATCGCTTCGTTGATCGCATTCACGGTTTCCTTGTCATCTTTTGGAATGAGAACCGATACGGAATATTTCTCCGCTCCACCGTTGATGGATACCGGCTCCCAGCCGTGGAAGTAAGAAAGTCTCGTGTTCATTCCGGTGATAACCTTTGTTTTATTTGTTGTGTTTGCCATTTTAATTTTCCTCCGTTATTTCGTTGAATTCTGTTTTTGCGTTTATTACATTCATTGCCGGACGCTTATCCGTAACAGGAACCAGTGTCGGCTTTCCCGGCGGCTTATAAATCAGGCTTCCGAGCGTTTGTTCAAATTTTGTTTTTCCCATAAGCTTTTGCATCTCCGTCAGCGTGATAAGAGATTGCTTGTAGATATCCGTATATCCGGCATTCCTGGCCGCTTCAGCGACCTCATCTTCGTCCCGGTATTTACGTACGGATCTTCCTTCCACTACTTTAAAGCCGCTCCATTCCTTGCCGTGGTTCACTGCCGCGTCAGTTGCATAGGCTGTGATTTCATTCGCCCATTTGGTAAGGTCAGGTAAGATATTCAGTATTTCCCCAATCTCCACATCTGTAAGAAGTGGCGGCATCTTAAATTCTGTTTGTGCGAGTTTCATTTTTTCATCCGCTCTGGCTCTACACCTGATAGCCGCACGACAGAATGTACACCATTCTCCGGGAAGATAGTCACCTTCGCCGTTATAGGCCATGAGTGCTTTTGGTTTCAGCTCGTTATGCGCCCAGTCTTTCAGTTCCTTTGCTGAAATAGTCCAAGTGCTTATATTTTCACGTCTTGGCTGAAAGATTGTCATAGATACTTCTTTGATGTCATAGAGAGCATCATAAATTTCCAAAGCCCCAAGTGCGTACAACTTCATCTGCGGATTGTTCTCAGCCTCCACCAAAACGCCCTGTCCGTACTTAAAATCCACAATGTGCAGCTTGTCATCTGAAACGATGACACAGTCGCCGGTTCCAAAGCCGTCCGGAACATAACAAGAAAAGTCAAGATGCTGCTCAATTAGCACAATCGGATCTTCGCATACCTGTTTGGATACTTCATACTGTTCCATGACAAACGCCACATAATCGTCAGAACATTCTTCCATTTCATCAGAGTCATAATCGGAAATGGGACGCTTGCTTCTCATGTGAAGCGCTTTCTTCAGTTTATGCTCACATAGAGCGTGTGCGGCTGTTCCTTCCTTCGCCGCCTCCGAATCACTTTCTGCAAATTCCTGCTCAAGTCTTGCGGACGGTGTACAGTTAAGCCAGCGTTGTGAGCCTGAAGGAGATAGAATGGAATGTTTCTCCATTAAAGCACCTCCGCTTCTTTGATAATGGCGGCATAATCTTTCTGATTAATATCACTTAAACGTTCTGCGCCGTATTTTTCAATAATGGCTCTTACTTTATCGGTATGACCGGCTCTGCTCTTGTCAGCAAGAATGCCGCGAACCTTTTCAAGTGTGATTTCCGGCGCCTTCTTTGCTTCTTCTTTGACTTCTTCTGCATCAGGCTGCTCGTCAGATTCCATCGCATCGCAGACTGCCTGAATGCTGTTTGCCAGAGAACGCATGTCACTTACAACCGCAAGAAGCATTTTTACTTTGTTCATTCTCATTTCCTCCTTTCCCGTTCTCGCAGATAGCTATTTCTCCCACGCTGTCTCCAGGTATCAGCACCGTCACTCTTCGCTTATCTCCGAGAAGGAAACGAAGAAGTCTATCCCTGATGGAGAGATTTCTGCAGGTTACGATCCCGCTTGTCTGCGGCTCTTTTGAAACACTGATTCTCAGTTTGTGCTTCATATCTTTCGCTCCTTTCCGAGGACTTTTTTCTGCCCTCTATCTGGTAGCCACAGGAAGGAGAAAAATCTGACGGTTTCTGAAAAAAATAAAAAAAAGACCTGCGATAATCCGAAGATAACCACAGGTCAAAACGATAAGTTTTATGTTATTTCAAAACCTCATTCACTCTTTTCTGTACGGCATTATAGTCGTATCCGGCTTTAGAAAGACGGTTCTTTCTGTCAGTACCGTTTCCCCAATCGCCGCGGATAACCTCCCTTGCCAGCGTATCAATAGACTTTCTTTCCGGCTTTGCGCCGAGCATTTCATTGACTTTTTTCTGAACCGCATCATAGCTGTATCCGGCTTTCGCAAGACGGTTCTTACGGTCTGTGCCGTTTCCCCATAAGCCTTTTATTACCTCGCATGCAAGTTCGTCCACAGATTTTTGTTTTGGCTTCGGTGCAGGGGCAGGCTTGTTTCCTGTTCCTTTGGCATAGCCGTTAAAACCTCCGTTTTTGATGATGGAAGGATAATCGATATAGGAGATGTCCATATCGACTCTGCCGGATATGCCGGGAACGGATCCACTGCTTGAATACTGCCACAGACCGCTTGAGCCTTCAAAACTGTTTCTGCTTGCCCACTGAGCGCACCAGAATGCGAAACGTTTTCTGATAGATGGCGATAGTATGTTAGCGGCAACGGAAGCGGAAGGATAAAATCCCGCAACATATCCGCCCGACTCCATCTCGGTGCAGAAAGCCGTCACAAGGCTGTCGCAGAAAGCGCGTCCCTTTGAAAGCTGAGACCTTTCCTCAAGGTCAAAATAGACAGGATAATCAAATTGTTTGCCTGAAAGCACCTGCTTGCATACTTTGGCTTCCTGCTTTGCCTGCGCAGCGCTCCCGGCATAAGAATACCAGTATGATCCCACATGAAGCCCCGCCGCTTTGGCACGGGCATAGTTCTGCTCGAAGCATTTATCCTTTTGTGACAGAAGCGAGCCGTATCCTGCGCGGATAATCACAAAATCTATGCCGGATGCCTTGACCTTCTTAAAGTCAATGGAACCCTGCCAGACCGATACATCAATACCTTTACTCATTTCGTTTCCTCCTTTTCCGCACGGTCATGAAGCTGTGCCAACACTACTTTAAGTTTCTCCGGAACCGGAAGCCCCAGGTGGGCAGCGTTTTCAACGAGCGACAGTCCTTCGTTTGATAGATAGAAAAAGATAACGGCAGTGCGAAGCACAGAACCTGTGCCTACGACTTCAATGTCAATCATGTGACTGATACCGACAAGCAGGAAAATCAGCACCTTCCTTGCGATGCCTTTAAATCCCACGGCGCTTGAGAGATTCTTATCCGCCACGGCGCACATGATTCCTGTGATGTAGTCCGTTGCAACAAAGGCTATGAGAGCATAAAGCAATCCGTCAAAGCCTCCAAGATAGAAACCGAGCCAGCCTCCGATACCGGCAAAAATAAGTTGAATGGTTGTCCAGAATTCTTTCATAATAGATTCCTCCTTTAAGTGTTTGATAAATAAAAAGACCGCCCGCACTCTTGCAGACAGTCTGACCAACCGATATGTCTATATATTTTTTTCGTCAGGTCTGTTTCGGCAGAGCCTCCCACAGCCTTAAATCCTCCTGGCCGAGTGACCAGATGGCAATTCCGCGGAGTTTCCAGCGGTAGGCTGCTTCATTCGCCCAGTAGATAAGCGAATCCACATCCTGATAATAGAGAATGGAAAAGCCGTCCGCATCACCGAGGAAAAGACGTGATATCCAGACATTGATGTCCTTTGGCGTAATTGTCACCGTGTAGTCGCTTCCGCAGTTAAGCCTCAGAAGATGCGAATGGTAGATGGTTCCTCCACATCCGAAGTCAATCTAAAGACCTGAAACTCGTTATCCCATACGGCATTTGTTCTTTGTATTCTTCCGTACTGCGTGGTCGTCCCGTCTGGGAATGTAACATCAAAGCGTTCATATGGCTCGTAGACACAGGCATCTCCCATGCGAAGAAGCTCACAGACCGTCCTGCTATCCGACCTGTAGCCGGCGTAGCCGCCGGAAAACCCGCTCACATTTGCCGTAAAGCGAAGCGTTCCCGCCGTGCCGGAATAGACTCTTACTTTATTTCCCCGTATCCGCATTTCAATGGTATGCATATTCGGATCTGTACGCAGCCTACCTGCAGGCGTCCTTAAAATGCTCTGACTGTAGCTTCCGATCTTCGTATCTCCGTTCCAAAGTTCCACGGCCTGCGCGGATAGATTAAGACAGCAGAAAAGACTGCCGCAGAATATCCCCGCCTTGCCGAAGCTTTCCTCGGGAAAGGCGAGCCTTGCTTTTAAGTGGATATCCGAAAACCCGTCATAGTTCCAGGAAAGGGAGCCTTTACCGTCAAGCTGGGAATAAATCCTTCCTTCCTCATATTCGTCCTCGCGCCAAACCTTAAAAGAGCCTGACTGAATCTGAAAGTAGCTTGTGTTAAGCACTCCGTTATCTCTAAAGTCCTCATACCAGATAAGAGCGGAATCAGGTTTTCTTCTAAGCATTTCACTTGTCAGCTTAAACCCTCTGTCAGGCTGACACTCGTTTCCGTTTACATCAATAAACTTTCTCGGCGACAGCGTAAAGGATGCGCTTCCCGCAAAGGGTTCTTCCGAAAAATCCGAGCATATGCGGAAGCCGTAAAACTGCACGCCTTTTTTATCCACGGATACCGATATGATATGCCTTCCCGCAGGAAGTGATATATTCTTTGCCAGCGTCACCCAGAAGGCGCTACGCCAGTATGGCCACCAGAGCCTGCCTTCTGCGAAGTGTTTTTCATTTCCATCCAGCGAAACATAGATGCCGTTTTTATCCCAAAACGGATAGCATATCCTTACGGCAACATCATATCTTCCGGCCGTGTTTACCGAAAAGCTGTAGGACGCTTTACCGTTATCGCCAAAGACAGCGATGCCGTTTTCAGCAGATACAATCCCTGAGTAGCTGTCCGGCGTTCCGTCACGATCTGTATAAATTGTTCCGAAGGTTGTCTTCTGGGTTTTACCGTAAGCGGTCAGATACCGCCTTCGGTTATACGCATCGTCCATCAGCGGATACTGATAGTTTGCAGCGTCATGTCCTTCCATAAAGTCATAAACCTCTGGGAAGGCGTACGGCACCTTGTTGTAATCATCCCAGTAGGCAAAAATTGGAATAAACGGCTGCGGCGGAGCATCATTTGTGAAATTGTACTTCCCCGTCATCCAGTTCTTCGCCGCATAGTAGGTGTTTGATGTGCCACGGTAAGTTTCTCCTAAGTTTTCCGGCTTATCATAGATCTGCCAGTTCCAGCCGTAGGCGGGAAGCCCTAAGAATATTTTATCCGGTGTCATTGCTTTGGATGCATAATCATAGATTCCATCCAGCCAGTCCTTCGGCGATACAGGGCCGGGCGCGGAACCCGCCCACGCCATGCCGTAGCTCATGATGGATGCGGTATCGCAGTATGGATCAAGATCCGCGTAAACACACCAGTTCTCGCCGCCGACAGATCCGTTTACCGAAGTCATACCGGGCAGGCAGATGTTGACTTTTTTATCAGGACTATATTTTTTCACCGCCTGATAGATATTACGAAACATCGCAGTCGATTTAGATGCCGTGGAGTAATCACCGCCTCGCTCAAGGTCGATATCCACGCCGCTGCACCAGGGGTATTTTTTCATGATGCGGATAAGCTCGGTTAAAAACCTGTCCTGCGCGCCGCCCGCGTTTTCACGAAGCGCCGTGAAGATGCTTCCGATTCCGTCATTTCTTATGGTAAGCAGCCACCTGATGTGCGGATATCGGTTTATATAGGTCATCATGTCCGAAATCGCCACGCCCTGTTCGGTTATCGTTCCGGTCACATCCACCTTGAAAGAAAAAAGACCGACCTGTGAGAGGCGGTTCGCGTATCTGTTAAGGGCGGTATACATACGGGCGTTTCCCATGAATGTCCATACCATGCACTGCCTGCCTTTTAGAATGTCTCTTTTCATGCGCCGTCACCGTCCTTCATTTCATAAAACTCGCAATAAAGTCTTGCGGATTTCTTGTCTTGGACTGTTACAGGGTGCTTGCTGTCACAGGCTGCGCAGTATTGAAAGAATCCGTCCTTTGCGGCAGGTACTCCGTTTTTAAGGCACTGCCTGCTTGAGGCAAGAAGCGACAGCTCATCGCCCGCAGATGCGGAAGTTTTAAATACCGCCTTATGCGCGCCTTCGCCAAGGGCAAGAGCTATGCTCTCCGCCGCCATGTTCTGATTGGGATAGACCTTCCAGTCAAGCCCTGTGGAGGTTCTTCCGAGGTTGAATATAATAAGTGAGGCGTTTCCTCTGACGATGCCGTTAAAAAACCGTCTGCCCGTAACGGCATACTCATCCCCGGTCTGATACTTTTTCAGCATTTCTTCTGTATTATGAGAGTACCCGGAAAGTCTGTCGCCTTCCTGAAGCATAAGATCTGTAAAATACACCTTTCCTTCGCAGTCAGAAACCTGCTGCCGTACCGTCACGCTTACGATCCGTTTATTCTGCTTCTTTTTGATGGTTTCCGTAAACCTTATAAATTTTGGCATTTTAGTTTCCGTCCTGTGTCCACTGAATTTCCGATACATGACCTACCCAGCCGGTCGCAATAGCGCCGCCCTGAAAGAGCATATCGGTTATATAAATATCGCCCGTGCAGTCAGTCACGCAGATACGGATGCGGATATTTTTCACCCGTCCGTTCTCCGGGTTGACCGCCTTTGCGGTATGCGTAAATGAAGCCATAGCTTTTCCTTTCGTCAGAGAAGATCGATAAAGCGCGTCTCCTTTGTGCCGTCTTCATATTCGAATTCCACCTCAATACCCACCTGTCCGTTTTCACATTTTTTAAGGTTCTCGGATGCTATTTGGCACGAGAAGGTGTAGCTTTCGCGGTTTGCAGGCGCAACTGTCTGCGAGAGGCTCTTTGTCATACCTGGAGCGCCCTCGCACTTAAAGGACGCAGCACCGGACACACCGTTTAGCACATCCACGGTAAAGCCGGAGTTTTGCCAGTAAGCAAAACCGTTATCTCCCCTTGAGTTTTTTAAATGATTAAACGGCACCAGGTCTTTCATTTCCTGACTGTCCACAATATCCGCGCCCGAAAGCGTATCGGCCGCCGAGTCCCACTGCGAGGATGAGTCACCAAGTTCACGGAGCGTGGTGGAAAGCTCCAGCACCGTGTTCCAGGGTTCTCTCAGGTTATACTCCCGCCTTACAATCCTCGTTTTTATGGAAAGATTCATCTCATCGTCTTTTACGGTTACGATATCGCCGAGCTTCCATCTCTCGTGGCTGTATCCCGTAAGACTTGATAGATCCATCGCGTTAAGAACATAGGAGATCCTCGGAGCGGCATAGTCCGCAAGCCGCATATTGGCATATTCAAGCATCTGATAGGGATTCGTAAAACCGGAGCAGTCAAGAGATGATACCCTTACTTCATTTGTGTAGGTCTTATCTTCCACATACTCCTTACCTCCGTTTATGGACGAAAATGTCATCCCGTCTTTTCCGTAAGCATAAAGCCTTGTAATCAGGCTCTGCGTATCAATGACACGCTTGATGGATTTCATGTTTTTCCTATAGCAAAAGAGCGCGCCCGAATCCTTACCGCTGAAGGTCACAAGGCTTACGGTTTTATTCGCATTATCAAAAAACAAATCTCCGCCGTGAATGTCCTGCACCTTTCTTAAAATGGCGAGGGCATTTTTCTCACTGCAGGTCCAGGTTCTTTTGGTTCTGACATTCACGGTTCCCATCGTCCAGTCCGTATCCGCAAGGGCATAGGTTATCGGCACATCCGCCGTATCCGCGTTAAAATCGATCTGCTCCTTTTTCACGGAAAAACCCAGGTCATAAAACGCGGCTTCCGCGTAAACGGAAGTGATGGCCGTTCCGTTTTCGCTCTTTTCATCGGTAATGGTTCTGATGCGGTAGATATCGCCACGGACTTTGATCTGCTTTTCATTTTCAAGATGCTTTCTTTTTCCGTCCGAAAACGGAATATGAAACTCCAGCGTATCAATGCCGTTTATCTCGCCGGTGATAATGATGTCATAGGCGTTATCCAGCACAGCTTCCTGACTGCCGTTTAAATCAAGCAGGATTAAATTTTCCATTTTTTACCTCCAACGGCTTTTCGCCTGTATGACGAGTTTCTTAAAAGAAGACTCTCCGGGCGTGGAAAGCTCTATGGCGTTAATTACGGGAGTAACTGATGTATCCGTTGTTGAAAGCGTCACACGGAAACGGATATAGCTTTCGCCTTGAGAAGATATTTCACCGTCTGCAGCGGGAGCCTGCCAGTTTGACCAGGTTGTAAGGTCATTGGATACGGAAGTTTCAACGTTTACTTTTGTCCCTGCAGGAAGGCTTGCGTCAAGCCTTACATATCCTTTTCCCGTAATGCCATATTCCGCGGCGGCTGTGGTCAGCATTCCGCTCCCTGAATACACTCCGTTTACGGCTCTTAGCCGTACTTTGTTCTCTGCTGTCAGCCCATCAACATCTGATGACGCATCCGCCCCGTTTGCAGAAAGCGACCTCTTAAACCATGAAATGATTTCTGATGGCGTAAGGTCTGAATCGCAGTCCAAAAACCACTCGTCAAACCCTCCCGCATACCAATAGGTTCCTGCATGCATTCCCCACACAAGGTCAGCCGTGCAGGAGCGGTTCAAATCTCCTGTCAGCGCATCATCTTTTGTCCAGATCACGCCGCTTTTTCTGTCACCCGCAAAAAACGATGCCGCTCTTTCCGCAGGTTTTATGAGACAGGCCATAAAATACCAGCCTCCGTTTTCAAGAACAAAGCCGGGATCGAAAGTATTATCGTAAATCAATGTCCCGGAAGCGTTGTAGAACATGAATCTCGGCTGTCCGCTATAGAGCGAAAGATAAACGATTGGATTTCCCGGACCGCTTCTCGTGTTCAATATCGGGCAATAGGTGTTCCCGACAGAATAGGTGGTAGGCTGAAACCATCCGCCAACGGCAAGCCTATCTCCTATTGAAGAAAACAGTGTGCCGTCATTGGTTAGTTTGAGATAGCTTTTCTCCGTCCCGGGGTCGTTTAAGTTCATCTTAAAGTAATTCCCAAGATGCCCGTCCTTTTTTATCACGCCAGTCGTTCCGCTCCAGTTATTGATATACAGTTTTCTTCCCTTTCCGGAAGAGTCCGCAAGGCAGGTATCAGCATCCGGAGCATTGTCATTAAAACGCCATAGACCGTCCTTCCCCCAGTTGGAAGGAATCTGCCCGGTGAAATAGTCCTGCGTGTTAATGCTCTTTGCCGCTACGTTACTTACGCTGTCCGCTTCAACAATGACGGTATTTGCGCCAACCCTCAGTCTTGGAAAATCAAGGCCTGTCAAATGCGGCAGTCCGTTTCTTAAAACATTACCGTTTATGTCCGTAACCTTTGCCGTCATCAGGGAAGAATCAATCACAAGCACTTCATTTTCCGCCAACTTCCCGCTGATTTCGAGCTTCCTCCCGTTCGTTTCTATTTCCGTTTTCTTTCCCGCGGGAAGATTGCCTGTAAAGGAATAGACGGGAAGTGAGTCCGCATTTCCAAGCGTCCTTGTAAGCGTTGATGTTCCACTCTTAGAAATCTCATAACTTTCATCATTTTCCGCATAGGCATACGGGTCCGGGCAGAAAAAGACAAGGTCAAAGGTGCAGGAGTTTCTGACTGCTTTGTCAAAAGAAAATCCGCTCTCAAGTCTTGTCGAATAAATCCGTCCCGGCTCTTTGTCCAGCGTAAGCGGGCAAAGCCCGTTATCGGGATTCAGCCACGCTACGATTTCATCTTTCCTTGAAAGAAAATCCGCATCGGACTTTCCAGGAGGAATAAAACAGGAGATGACGATTTTTCTCTCGCCCGCGGTTTCTCCGAAATCAAAGACGCCTTCCCGTCCGGGAACGGTGACGGTATGGTTTATAAAATCCGGCATTCTGCTTTCGGATGTAATTCTTGTGGCAAGTCCCATCGATTTCGATGAGGTGCCGTTAAATGTAAATCCCATTTAGATCACCGCTCCTTTCGCTCTTCTTCCGGCAACAAGCAGGCTGTTTAACTGCTGCGAGATTTTCCTGATATCGTCATCGCTTCTTACGCTCATGCTTTCGATGTTGATAAGCGGAGCGTTTCCTCCGTTTTCAGAAGCGTTCCCAACAGCGTCTTTGATCATCGACCGCAGCGAATTTACGCCCACCACGGCTTCCGGACCCGCTTCACCGCC